TCACTAAAAGGCGAAAACGCAGAGTATTGACCGTTAGCATATCTCCATCTATATGCAAATCTTGGAAATGCCAGCTCAAATAATGGATCTTTTTGTTCTAATTCAACATCCCATGTTATATCAGCTGTTCCTATAACATCTTCTGTTATACTTAATATTTTACCTGTAAATGTCTTTGATATTGCGTTTTCAGAATTAAGAACTGTTAATAACATCCTTACTTCATATGTTTCTATTTCTTCATCTATTTCAGCAGTGTGTGTAAATTTAAGTATATCACCAACTTTGTAATTTGGTTTTGGAGAAAACACAAGTGAAGATATTACAGTTCCTGGAGATTTAGAAACGTTATCAGAGCCACTAGTATCTACAAAAAAGTTTGAAGATGATTCAAACGTGGTATTAATTACACCACCTCTTAAACTATTTGATAAAGTTACAGTTGGTGCATTTAATGGTGATTTTTTAATTACTGTTATGTGCTCTTTAGCAATATTAGTTGTTGTTGTTTCGTTTTTAACGATAAGCTTTGTGTGCGTGTTAAAATCAACACTACCTTTAATGCCTTTAACAATATCAACTTGCTTTGGCTCGTTTAAATTATCTGTAAAAAATAACATACCATCAAGTATGTTAGCTCCAGTTATAAGATAATTTGAATCAAAGTTTAATATACCCGTTGTATCTACTAACACAGGCTTAACTGTATTTGTTGCTACATCATATTCAGCTATAGCATCAACAGATGTTCCTGTTATAAACCAATAAATTTTATTTGTTTTTTCGTCTCGAACTGAGCCTATGCATGCTCGACCATCTATGCCTAAAGTAGATATTCTTGAGTTACCCTTGGCGTTTTCTATAGATCCAACATCTGAACCTGTAGAAGTAGATACATTAATATTTAAAGCATCTCTATACTCACCGTTAGGTATTAACCTTTCATCAAGGTCTTTGTTCATTCGACCCGATGTAAAATTTCTCTTTAACTCTGGCATATTTTGTTAATGTTTAATCTGTTTCGACTTACCTCTCATTACCTGAGCCATTTCCTCAGCATTAAAGTTTGATAATCTAATTTTTGCTTTTCTTATTTCTGCAAACCTTTCTTTTTTAAATCTTGCTACTAAATACTCAGGTGTATTAACTCTTGTAGATAATATTGCATGCGCAATAAATTTATAAACAGCTTCTTCAGCAAATTTATGAACTTTCATTTCATCTTCTGTTGCTAAGCTATCACTGATGTATTTTAATAATATTGTTTTTTCTAACATATTAGAGCTAAAGTGTATTCTACCTCTATGTAGATCAACATAATATACGCCATTAGAATTAGCAAACTCTGGATCAATACCATATCTTCCACCCTCGTGTAATAATGCACCAGGCTCGTTTTCATTTACAGTATCACCAGTATCAATGTTTGAATTATCTTTATATCTTGTCCATGAGTTCGAATCACTAGCATATGTTAAATTACCATCATTATCAAACTGATAATTAAAATTACCATCTTGATTTATTGGTTGTGGGTTACTAGTTTTTCTTGATGGGTATAAAATGTTTTCAATACCATTATCATCAACAAAAGCCACTTTAACACTATTAACATAGTCGTGCGGCAAAGGTATTGTTAAATTAGCACCTACTTCAACCTCTTGCGTTTTAATAGCTCTTAACGTATCGTATGTTAACTCAGCTATTGCTCTTTGCGCGTGAAAGTTAACATCAGGTCTTTTTATTTTATTTATAATTTTACCTTCACCTACATAAGCAACCATAAAGTTGTTAACTAAGTCTTTTAAATTAACGTACTGATAATTACCATAGGTGTTTAAATCATCCGATGTGTTAAAGCTATCATCTGTTCCTTGGTAATATAATTGTTGTGTTCCTGTAAATAAAGCCATTTATTATAGTTTTTCTTGTTGTATATCTTCAATATCTTCTTTATCACTAAGCTGATATAAATCAGGTGACTTAATTGTAACTCCAGCTAGTTCTAATACCTTTAATACTAGTTCTGTTTCTTCTGATTCGTGTAATTCAAAGCTTGTCGAGTTAGCGGCATTGTATAAAGGTTCACCTAAAACAGTCGTGTAGTTCCAACTTACTGAAGCAGGCTTTGCTATATAGTTACACGTTACTGCGGAAGTTATAGTAGTTGGATAAACTTGTATTGCTGTTTCTGATGTTTTAATATAAATAGGCCTTGTTGTTGTAGGCGCTGTTAATGGTGAATTAATATATTTATTTAACTCGTTTTGGTTTATGTGTTCTATTTCAACGTAGCCAGACCCAGTATTATAACTAACCGCACCAAGTTTATGTGTATTAGCAGGTAAAGTTCCAACACCGCCAGCTGACATACTAACGTCTTGTCTAAACTTTTCAAATATAGATATTTTTTCTTCTATTATATCAATCATATCAGCATATCTAGTCTCATTGCCAGGTAGCCTGCTAAATTGATTTAAATCATAAAAATATTGCTCAAAGATGTCAAGTTGTGCTTGGTTTGCTAACAAGTTAAACTCTTGAGGTGTTATATAACCTCTTTGCTCTTTATTAGCTATTGCTAAAACTCTTTGATATACTGTATCTATAGTTACTGCCATAATTTCTTTTTATATAGTGTAGTCACCTCATAGAGATGACTACTCTATAAGTGATTATTATTTTAATCTTTTTTCTATGCTTTTGTAAATTTCTAAACCTTCATCGGTTTTAAAAAATGCAGCTAAAGCAGAGTATGGGTGCTCATCAAATGGTACAGTCATAACTTTTCTACCATTTGTTACCCAGTTAAATGTTCTCTGGTCATCAGATAACCTTAATATATTTGCTTCAACAGCTTTAATACCAAAGTTTCTAACTTCTACATTTTCATCATTTACTAAATCAATAAATAATTTAGGATTTTTCTTAGCGAATACTAATACATCCCTCTTTATTTCTTTAGAAGTCATGTCTGAGACAGCACTTCCTTGTTCAACTCTTAATATAGCTTCTGCGTGATCTAAATCTAGTGCTTGCGCTATATTTAAAGCTTCTATTTCCATTTCAATATCAACTAAATCATCTTTAGCTTCTTGAACCGCATCAAACTCTGCATAAATAATTCCGTTTGACGGATGATATATTGATAATAATTTTTGTAATGTTTGTTTTTCTTTTGGTACATTTAAGATACCATCTTCAAAAACAATATGACCTAATCTAGCGTCACCTTTAAATTCATCAACAAAAGGTGTCTTTTGATTAAGTGTGTATTTCAATTCTCTTTCGTATCCTTTGTCGTTATCGAACCAAAAAATACCCTTGCTCTTTATTGTGCAAGTAAGTGGAGATTTACCATTTAATAGATAGTATGTTCTATCTTTAATCTCCCATTTGTTTGTTTCTTTTTTTGCCATAATATAATAAAATTAAATATTAAAAAAAATAAAAGGGCTAGGCGCCGAAGCGCCTAACTCTTTTAAAAGTATTAGTTAAATAACATAAAGTTATTTGCTCCTTGTACTACCAAGCATCTTTCAGATAGGTAGTGAACTTCCATCTTGTCAATGTCAGTTGTGATGTTTCCACCTACTGAACCTACGATCCAAGTTTTCATTCTTCTATCATCAGCTTGTGAAGCTCTGTATCTAACGTGTAAGAAAGGTCTTGTTAAGTTTCTACCAAGAACTTCATCATAAACAGATGAAGTACCAGCAGGAACGATAACACCTCTTATATCGTTATCACCAAAAGCTCCTCTTGTACCTTGATCATTTAAGTATTTCCAGTCTTGCTTGTAGAAGTCATAAGAACCTCTTCTGAATCCTGTAAATCCTAAATTAAGAGCCATATCTTCAGAGTTATTAAATACTCCGTAAGAAGTACCACCAGAACCATAAGAGTTCTGAGCTGCTAACATATCATCAATTGATAATGATACTTTTCTGTTAACATATAACATGTTTTCTTCAATTGCTCCTTGACCATCGAATTTTTTGAGTATTTCATCAAAATCATCTAAATCTTCAGCTGCAGTGTTTCCGTCAACACCAGTTGTGGTGTGACCTCTATCTTCTATAGCTGCAAATAAACCTTCAGTACCATCAGGCACAGAAGCGTTAGCTGAACCAGCTTTTTTCTCTGACTCTACTAGAGACATCTCTAAGTAATCAGCAAATCTTGCTCTAGTATCACCTTCAGCTTTTAGATACCATAAGTATCCGTTTTGTCCGTCTTCACCAGTTACTTCAACCCAACCAACTTGAGATGCGTCAGATCCTGAAACCTGATACATGTCTTTGATGATAATTGGTTTGTTAGTAAATGATTTGAAAGAAGGCTCAATAGCTTCAGTTCTACCTGCAACACCTTTAGCAAATTCAGAACCGTAAACTAGTACAGTTACAGAATCAGCGTCAGCGAAAGATGATCCAGTTGATAAAGCAGCTTGCGCATATGGAAGAGCTGTGATAGTAGTTGTACTTGGGACAGCTGAAACGTAACATTTTAACGTTGCAGCAGCTTTGTGTACAAGAATAGTATCACCTTCTCTAATCTCATGAGCTGAGCCAAATGTAATTAAACCAGAAGACGCAGTAGTCACAGTAGCTGAAAGCTTAATGTGTAGTCTACCTTGCTCTGACCAAATTACTTGATCTGATGTCATTGCTTCTTCAGCGCCGACCATTTCTAAAAAGCCAGAGATAGTTCTTTTTCCGAATACCTCTGCTTCCGCTTCCATTAAATCTGGTAAATACTGCTGTGCCCAACCTGCTGTGCCAGACGCAGTAAAATCGATATAATTAGAAGAAAGCGTTTGTTTTACCGGGGCAGGAACCGAATTTAAATTCGACCCACCACTTGGAGTTATTACTGCCATTTTTTATTATATTTTGTAATGTTAAACTTATTTTTTAATTTTGAATCGAAGTTTTGAAGGCGAGTCTCCACTTACAGCGCGCACTTTAATTCCACCTGCTTCAACTTCACCAGCCGCTTGGCGAGGTGTCATATCTACATTTTTAGCGTTAGCCATACTCTGTTTGATGCCATCTGCTCTACCTTGCTCATAAAAATGATTAGCTACGGCATCAGCATTCATCGCGGTAAATAAAGACTTATGATAACCAACAGCGTCGCTCATCACATTCTTTTTATCAACAAAACGTTTAACAAAATTGTTAATATCACTTTGTGTTGTTTTTACCTCATCGGTATTTTTAACGTTGAATCTATATCTTTTGTCACCAACATTGTATTCAAAACCTTTGAAATCATTGCTGAAAACTTCATTAGTTTTATTGACAAAAGTTTGTTGTTGCGTTTCAAGTGTTTTATCACTTTCTTGCTTCTTTTCGTTGTATCTATTAAAGAAATCAATAGCCTTTTGTTGTTCTGGAGTTAACTTAACCCCGCTTTTGATCTCCGTATAGTAATCGGATTTTAACTTGTCCATATGGCTTCTGGCAGAAGCAACTTGCTCTTTAAAAGCCAATTTCTTTCTAGTTATATCTTTTGGATCATCAACCTCTTCATCGTACGTAAAACCATCTTCCATTAAGAAATCTATTTCACTAGATGTTAAATGAGGTTTTGTTTGTCTGTAATACTCTCTTAAAACCATAGCATCATCATATTTGCTATAATCTTGATTTAGTTTTACATAATCCTCAAGATCACCACCAGTTTCGTTCATAAAGTCTATAACCTTTTGAATGTTTTCTGGTAATTGAGGTTGCGTCTCTTTGACTTCTTCTTTAGTCTCTTCAACTACTTCCTCTTTAATCTCTTCTTTTGTTTCTGTTTTAGGTTCTTCATCTTTAACCTCTTCAATAATAGGTTTTTCTTCTTGCTCTTCTTCTTTTTCTTCAACCTCGTCTTTCACTTCTTCTAAAACAACTTCTGGAGTTTCTTCTACTTTTTCTTCAGTAGTCTCCTCTTTTTTAGTTGCATCTTCTTCGTTATCAACCTTTCTTAAATCAACTTTGACAACTTCGTCTGGGTTAATTTTTTTCATTTTTGGTTTTACTTTAAATACAACCTTTTCTTCAGCTTGGGGTTGTGTAGTTTCTTCAACTTTTACAACAGCCTCCTCAGCCTTTTTTACATTTTTTTTAGCCATAATACAATATTATAAAATTAAACAAATTATCTAGGCTCAAACATACCTAAATCAAAATCGCCACTAAGTATATCATTACTTGTAGACTCAAATTTTTTAGGTGGTTTGCCAGTTTTTCTTTGATCTATTAATTCAGATTGTTGTGATGCTTGTATTCTAGTACGTTCATCTTTTCTATCCTCCTTATTAGTTTCTTTTTGTTTTAATGTTTCAATCTCCATTTCCTTTAACCTCATGTTAATTTGAAATTCATGATTCATTAATTCTTTTTTCAACATAGCTTCACTTTGTAATTTCTGTGTATCTAGTTGAGCTTTAGCTTGCTCTAGTTGCACTTTACTTTGTGTTAATGCTTGTTGTTTTTGAACTTCAGCTTGTGCAGCAACTTGTTGGGCTTGAGCATTAGCTTGTGCTTGAGCTTGTATGTTTTGTTGCTGTATCATCTGATCTCTTTCAATTTTCTTTTTACGTCTTACTTTTAGTAATTGATTAGCAAGTTTTAAGTTTTTAATTTCTCTAACATCTATAGCATCTTCTAGTTCGATGTTTTTCTGTGCTAGGGCAACTTGTATATTATTTTCAAGTAATTGTTTTTCTTCCTCGTCTGGTGTCAATTCAATAAATATACCAAAATCATATAAATGCAAGTTTTGCATTTCTTCAAGCGTAGCAACATTATGAGCACCTATAGCCTGTATAAACGCTTCTTTTGTTGGTGCGTATTCTATTATATCAGATATTCTAAGTGATAATGACTCAGCTAACTCTGACGTTAAGAATAAACCACTTTGTAGTATATGTCTAGTCGCTGTGTTACTATTAGCAGCAGCTAGTTTTTGTACGCCTACTAAAGCATTTTTATCTGGAACACTACCATCTCTAGCTTCGTTTAACCCAGTTACATCTCTTATCATTTGTAAATAATAATTATATGTACCAATTAAACTTTGTAGTTTAGCTCCACCGCTACCACTTGATATTTCTTGTATAGGTACTCTACCTGGATTCATATCACCCTCTGATGTTAAAGATCTACCAATAACACTACCAGTTTGGAAGAACATGTTTAAAGCTTCTTGTGGGTTGTAGTTTGTACCGTTACCTAAATCTACTTCAGCTAAACCATCAGCGTCTAAGTAAACACCATCAGGCACCATGCGTGACATTACTTGCTGTAATTTTAAATGCGTCAATTGTATTGTGTCAGCAAAACCTGTTATTCTACTTACTAGTGATTCAATTTTACCTTTATACATCCTTGGAGCAACAATACTATAGTTCATTTTAACTTTAGTATAATCACTCTTAGGCCTTACCATATTTTTAGCAAGTTGCCATTTTAATAATTTTTTACTACCTAATACTAAAGCGCCTTCGTATAATACCTCTAATGCGTTTGATATTCTAGCAAATCTATCTTCACCTTGAGGCACATTAAATGAATCATCTTTTTGTAACATTTTAGTAGCACCTGTAGATGTTTCTTTTACTTTATAAACCTCATTAGCATAGGTTTTATAATTGAAATATAAAACCTGTATAATATTTTTATCTAAATGTGTTCTTTCGTATGATGATCTATTAGAATAACCATCATTATAAATACCTTGTTGTTGTATTTCTTCTAGTTCGCCGTCTGTTAATTCAGGAAACTCTTTTTTTAGTTCGTTTATAGGAATATTTTTTACCTCACCAACATAATATATATCATCAAAATAAGGTGATTCAGTGTATGAGTAAACTAAATTAGCTGGATCAACATACTCGATCTTAACGCCTTCTGATGTTGTAAAATAATTTTTAACTGACGCGATACCTAATACAGTTAAATCATAATATAATCTTCTCTTTGTTAGTTCGTATTTATTACCTTCTAATAAAACGTTTATAGCCTGTTCTTCTGCTAGCTCCACTGATTGCTTGTAGCTCAACTGCATGTGTAATGCTAGCTCTTCATTGTCTTGTGGTAAAGACTCAGGATTGTTTTCAAACATATTTATACCAAAAGCTTCTTGCACGTAGTTGTTAAGCTCTTTTGATCGCATGTCTCTCATCACTGATTCCATGTATTCAGTTCTTTTACTAACACCATACGGGTCTTGCGAGTAAGCTTTTATGTCATATGTTCTTTCAGCAATACCATTTACTACTATGTCTACAAATTTAGGGATTATTGGGACTGGTTTCCAGTCTAAATTAAGATAAGATAAATCACCATTGATAGATAACTCGTCTTTATATTTTTGAATTGATTGTTCGCCTCTTGCGTATAGCCTTAACTTATGAAATGATGCTTGGTTAGTTTTAAATCTGTTTAAGCCAGTATCCTTACCAAACCATTCGTACTCAATAGCTTTAGCTACTTTTAAACCATAATCATAACTAGCTTTTTCTAGGTCGCTAACTACCTGACTTGGAAAATAACCTTTTATTGCTTTTTCGGACATATTTATTTAATTATTTGTGATCTTGCTCCAGCGTTTGAATACCTTGCAAAACTTATATTTACTTTACTTCTTTCTTTGTCGGCATTTGGTGTATACAAATGTCTGTTACAAGCCATTATTGCTAAACCTGAACTAATACTAGCATCAAACTTTGTTCTTTTGTTTATATCAAACCTAGACCAATCGTTTAATGTTCTATTAAAATACATATCACCGTAATTACCGTCAGTTTTAATACCAACGTGTTCTTGTATATACATCTCAATAGCAGCCGCGTGCGCTTGTCTAATATCTTCACTTGAGTTTGGAATACCACCTATTTCTTTTTCTGTAACAGATAATTTATTCCATGCTTTGTCAGGTCTATTCATTGAGTAACCTCTGTAACCACGTCTTCTTAAGTAATATAATAATCGTGGTTTGTTATTTTCAGCAAGTAGTGGCATACCATAAAATACTAATGCCATGAGAACATCTTCAAAGAACATTTCAGCGGTTGCTGGTCTTGCTACATATTCTAAGAAAAAATGATTAGCAGGGGCTTCATCCATGCTAAACTTTGTTAAACCGTGTAAAGAACCCTTTGATCCCTTACCATCAACAGTGCCTGATATATCATAACTATCACATCCAAATGCTCCAACATGCTCATTGCCAGGATATTTTATTCCATTTTTTGCAACAATTTTATTTTGCATGTGCATTGGTGGCACCCACGAAACGTAAAATCTACCTCCTTTATCTGGATAAAATATTACGCTTGTATCTTTAACACCATTAACCCACTGAAAATTACCTCTTGTAATTACAGATGAGTTATAAAGTTCTTCATTATAATCTATTTGCTCATATAGCTTTACTAGATTAAATATACTATTTTTAGTTTCGTCTCTAAACGCGTGTTCTTCAGTTCTAGGAAACTGACGATAAAACTCGTTTAATGCGTCTTGGTCATTTTTAAGGCCTTCAGCCTCGTTCTGCCAATGCTCAATAACGCCCATGTCAATGACATCGCCATGTGGACCAATTGCTTCTTTCTCTGGACTTTCAAAGACAGGTATTCCATATTCATCAATGAAACCTTCATAATTCCACTCCATTGGTATAAAGAAAGAATAAAGACCCGAGTTAGTTTGGCCATTTCTATTTCGTTTAGTAACATCTGAATTATAATATAGTTTTTTAAAATTATCACCTCCCTTGTCTAACGCGTTACACGTTGATCCCATCATACATTTTCCTATAATTCTACTACCAAGCCTTAGTGTTGTCTTCGTGACCCTCCAGTTGTTGAGGATGTTGTCTGGCCTTTCCCACTTGCCTGATTCGTCGTGGACGAGGAGTTTAAGTTTTTCCCCATCGTACGAGTTGTCTCCAGTGTTTTTCCAATCGATTGTGGTGTCCAACCCTGTGAGCTCTTCTGGTTGGTCACTGGCGGCGGTGGTAAGTTTACGCCTGGTAAGTTTAGATGCGGGTACTCTGTACGCCAATTCCGTCTTGGGTCTATCCATTCCATCTTGAATAGGTTTGAAGAAGAAAGGATAATTGACTGAAATCGGGACGACTTTATCCGTGAACATTTTCTTCGCATCGGAACCAGATTTGGACAAGATCCCGTAGCGTGCGTCGGAAGATATTGTGGCAAGGTTAACTGTTTCCCCCGATGCCATAAAAGAAAAGCCTGAGCGTCTGTTCTTGAGATAGCACATGCCATAAGCTCTTTTGTCTGCTTTGCACGCCTCCCAAAAAATATAGAATAATCTATTGGCTTCTCTATAGTCAGGCTGTCCGACGTCAATCTTTGACCATTGGAGGTACATGTAATGAGTACCAGTGATATAAGTAGGAATACCTTTGTTATAAAACCAAAAACCTTGTTCTCTTTT